TCCTCTTACACCTCCGTCTGGAGAATTTCCAACTGCTACCTTTAAGTTTCCTTCAGAAAATGTTACGTCAGGGTCTGCGTCTAAAGGATTCATAGTAGCAAAGTTATTTGTAGGGCTGTCAGGAACTACATCAGTTGAAGCTAAATTATTAACAGCGTAATGATTGTTGTTACCACTTGTATCCGCACCTATACCACTTGAATTTTGACTAGTGCCTGTTTGTTTGAACTGTAATCTATAACCATTAGTACCAAAGGTAAGTCCAGAAGTATCTTTAGGAATCCATATGTCGTTTTTAAGTTCGCCAAATGATGCTGGTGTTAGGGCTGTGCCATCTATAAAGTTTATTTCAGCTAAATACCCATCAAAGTAGAGGCTAGTAGTATTGTCTCTTCTACCAATAGCGTGTTGAACAGCGGTATTTATTCCACCATCAGAGTTTTGTGCTGGATAAGTGTTTACTTGAGCAGTAGCAAGAGCATCCTCAACACCATTAACATATAATCTAAGTCTGTTAGCGGCTGTTCCTTGAGTTGTATCTAACACATACAAAACGTGATACCAAGCTGATAAGTCACGAGTTTTAATTGTGCTATATCTTAATGCTCTTGTTCCACCATAAGTACCATCAAATCCCATATTAGATTCAGCACTGTCTATAATTAATGCGTTAACTACTCCCGCAATGCTAAAAAGAACTTGGTCGTCATCATTTAAACTTTTTTTAACCCAAGCACTCCAAGACCAAGTTTTAAGATTACCAGCAGAGCTAGGAGTAAAACTTAAATATGCATTATCATCATCGTTAAACCGCAGTGAGTTACTTATCTCATGTCCATACAACCCACTAGATGCATTATACATCCATTGTGATGAACCAAAAGGACCACTCATTATGAGAACGCCAGTTGAGGTGCGCCAAGCAGTATACGCCCTGACGCTGCTACAACATAAGGTATAATGTCTGTAGCACTTGCTGTACTTGTTAGCGTTATGCCAGCACCCCCTGCGGTTTCATAGTCTGTGCCTAGAGACAATGTACGTCCACCAGTTCCATCTTGTATGAGTGTGATAAACCCTGACTGTCCTACTTGCTCAGTGCTTGGGTTAACTAAGGTAGTATTACCTGTGAGTGTAAGTACAAAGTTTTGATTTGCGGCAAAGTCTAGTGTGACGTTACCTGTGTTGCTTGTGTCTGTGTCTGTTGTAGCAACGGCTGTTCCTGTGACTGTTATGCCAGTTGCGCTGGTGGCAATTTTAGCTGCGTTGTTGTGATATAAAGAAACAGCACCATCAGCAACGCAGTTTACATAGGTTTCCGCAGCTGCATTTCTTAATATAATATTTGTTCCATCAATCAAGAAATTCCCAGAACCTGTTTCTTGGATTAAAAAGTTTGTTCCATCGTGATACACTTGTCCGTGCGCACTTGCGCCAAAAGAAAGTCTATCATCCGAACCTCCACTACTGTTGCCTAATGTAATATTAGCCCCGTTCATAACCAAATTGCCTGTTACAGTGCCACCAGCTTTAGGCAGTGCAGCATTAGCAGTTGTTGTTGTGCTTGTAAGTACAGCATCTCTAGTAGCAATATCCACACCATCAAAAGTAGAGTTGGTTGTAATTGCTCCAGTCATAGCACCGCCAGACTTAGGCAGAGCCGCGTTAGCTATAGTGGTAGTAGCATCTACATAAGCTTTAGTGCTTTGCTGACTAGGTGGTCGAGTTGCAGAGTTACTTGCCATGTTATCTTCGTCAATAAGACTTAATCCAGCGTTAGCATCTACATAAGCTTTAATAGATTGTTGTGTAGCTAGTTTAACAGCTGAGTTTGAACTCATATTATCTTCATCAGCTATGTCTGTAATAGTAACAGTGCCATCTGAGAGAGAGCCAAACTGTATTGTGCCTGATGCAGTGACAGATGTTATGTTTGGATTAGCACCTGACCCAGCTAGTGATGCCATGTCAGCTATTACCGCAGATGCAGATAATGTATTCATGTCGCTAATTATATCTGACGTAGCTAAAGCATTAAGGTCACTAATTATATCTGATGTAGCTAATGCGTTCATGTCTGATATAATGTCAGACGTAGCTAGTGCGTTCATGTCGCTAACTATATCGCTAGTAGCTAAAACATTTAAATCAGTAACAATATCTGACGTAGCTAATGTGTTTAAATCACTAATAACGTCACTGTTAGCTAACAAAGCCATATCTGCAACTATATCTGTAGTAGCTAAAATTGCCATATCAGCAACAACAGCACTTGCAGATAATATACCCATGTCCTCAATGACTGCCGATGTTCCTAACAAACCCATTGCCGTTACATTTGCAGATGTACCAAGTAATCCCATGTCCTCGATAACAGCAGATGTAGCTAATAGCCCCATGTCCTCAATAACAGCAGAGGTAGCAAGCAAACCCATATCTTCTACAACAGCAGATGTGCCTAATAAGTCCATATCAGCAAGAACCGCAGTAGCAGAGAGAGCGTTCATGTCTGAAACAGCGTCACTAGTGCCTAATAGAGCCACTGAGGCGGCATTGGCTGATACTGTCTGTACGTCAGAGGTAGAAGGGCCAGCCTCGACTGCACCAGTAGAAGCATTAAAGGCAAGAACCTTACCTTTTCGTGTAGCTACTGCTGGAAGAGTCAATGAAACAGCCGTATCAAAGTCAGTTAGCTGTAAAGAACGATTAGATTTGTCATTAAGGTCAGCAGCAATCGCAGTAAATCTATCTAGCTCTGTATTTAATGAGGATATTTGGAATGAACCTTGGGCTGGAAAGTCTGTTACTCTTTCTAAAGCAATGTCTCTAGTAATAACAACCGTACTACCTCCACTAATTCCAGTGACTGTATTTCCTGATGTTGTAGTTATTGTTCCTGTACTACCATCACCTCCACTAACAGTGTAATGCGTGGTTAATGTTTTAGTAGTACCATCAACGATAAAGTTAAGGTCAGCATCAGCAAAGAAGCCAAAAGATACTGCAAAACTTGTCTGTGTTGCATCGGCTGCTACTGTATACGATACTCTTGGTGAGTTATTTGCTATTACTATTGTCATTTTACTACCTCATTTTGCTCCTGTTACCAACTTATTAAATATTTTTCAACGCACAATTAATCCATTCTTCCAAAGGTTCTTCCTAGTTCTCTCATTTCTTTCTTAATAAACCATAGTTTAAGGAAAGGAAGTATTTGTAAAAACTCTTGTGTACCCTCTCCAAATTTTCCTTGAAAAATATCAGCACTAGCTCTACCGTAAGATAAAGAAATATCTGGGCCAGCTCCTAAAAGACCAGCTATTCCATCTGCTAAATTTTGTTCTGCACCATATTTTGCTGACACCATGCCATTAGTAAAATTCTTTCCTGTCATTTCTATGCCTGTGTGTAAGCCAGTATAAAGTAAATCACTATATATTCCGCCAAGACCACCGTAATCAAAAGCCCTTAACATTTTAGTGTCCCAACTATCTTTTTCTTTAACAAAATCTGGAACCCTTAATTCATATTGTAAGTAACCAAGACCCATAAACGCGGCTATAGTTATAGCTTTATTTTTGTTTTGTCCTTGTACCATTGAGCCTTGTATTTTGTTAGCAGCTGCCATGAGATAAGAATAAAACTGTAACGGCATGTTAAGCAAACCACTCTCAACCCTAGCGTACCCTCTATATCTTGGATGTTCTTTTAACCCCATAGTGCTGGCAATATGCATAGGAAGAAACATTACTCCATCAGCTAGAATTGGTTTATCTGCTGGTGTACCCATTAGAATAGTATTTAAAATACCATCAGTCATTGCAGCTCTAAATTTTTCTGTTGTACTTTTCTCTACTAGACCTTCTTGTTGATTTCGAATTTCAGTTAAGGCCATATCATTTATAACATTTTCATAATCTACGTCTGTTACAATTGTTGGTTCAGTAGCTTTCTCAGGTTTAACTGGTGACTTGTATTTGTAAAGTTTTACTTTCTTTAAATCTTTTAAATCTTTAACTGCTTCAGAAGCAGAATTATAAAATACCCAAAATCCGTCAATGTCTTCTAATTCTTTTCCACGCTTACCTTTAAGATAAGCATATTCTAAGTCATTGAAAAATATTTCTTCAGCTGGTTCAATGTCCATTTCTTCAGACCTTGCCCCCAATCCTTGCGCTTTTTTAAATTCTGGAATTTCATTTACATGAATAATAGCTATAGGTTTTTTACCTTTAAGCGCAAAGTTTGCCTCACCGTATAAGTTAGAAGCAAAATTACTTCTGAATACTGGCTCTCTACCTCGGCCCCTAAAACCAACGCTTAAATCGTCTTCGCTAAGTTGGTCAACATTAAATTTTTTCTTAATAGCCCTCATATCAAAAATAGCAATATAATCACCATATCCAGAATCATAATGGGGCATCCCAAGCATTACGCCACCACCACTAAAACCTTCTTCCAGTATCTCACTAGGATTACCTGTTAAATGATAACCTAAATCCATATTTCTACTTATATTGTCATCAAAAATTCCTTTGTTAAGATACTCTACTAAGTCTTTTCTTGAAAAACCTTTTGGTATACCTCTTCGAAAAACTTTTTGAGTTCCTTTAAGACCTAAACTTTGCGCACTATTATTGGAGTGCATAATTTCATGAATCTTAACAAACTCAACCCATTCTTGTGGAGTTTTAAATGCATCTGCTGGGAGTGGTTTAACGCCTTTTACTTTTGGATTTGTCCAAGGCTTGCTATCAAATTGAGCCGCAACATATTCTTCATCAATATAAATTGTACCATTTGGTCCCTCTGATTGCCTAAAGAAAGCTGATTTATTTTTTCCTTTACCTTTAATAGGGCCAACTACTATGTCTGCTTTTGTAATTGGCATATCAATATTTGATTTCCAATTAGAAATATTAGCTAGATACAAACCTGATGCACCCTTTTGCCAAGGAGACTTAGCAATTTTTCCAGCTGTTTTAAAATCAATTCCATTTCTTAATAGCCAGTGTTGTTCAAATGTATTCGCTTCTCCCTTAGTCCATTTAATAGAATAATCAATAATACTGTGCTGTCTGTTTAAACTTTCCCAATGTTTTAAAAAGGCTGTAAGAGGAGCAAGACCGTTTAATTTATAAAAAGCATCAGTACCTTTTTCCCAGACTTTTGCTGTTTTAGATTGACCACGCATCTCGTCTGATAAACGAATTTGCGCTCCACCAATTTCCATCTCTAAAGCTTCTGCGTATTGTTCTTTTGTTTCCCTTAATGCTTGCTGAATCTCTGGCGCTCTTTTTAATAAAGCAAATAAGTTTTTAAATACTGTACCAACTTCATGGTTCATAAACATTACTGCTGGCTCAGTAATTGTAGCAAGACCAGCAGAGCCTAAGAAATTTAAACCAGCCGCAGATTTCATAACATAAGCAATTTTATTATCAATCCTAGAAGGGTCATCAACAACACGCCCTACTATTCTGTCGTACATAACTAAAAATTCTTTTCTAGCTTTATTAATTTTAGCTGTAGACATGTTATTTGAAATACCATCTTCATCAATTTCATCTAAAAGGTCATCTATACTACGCCCACCATACATTTTCTCCCATTCAATTCTAGGACCGAGACGCTTTACATATTCATCCATAACTTTAATAGGGTCTGCTTCAATAAACTCTAAAATTTCTTTGTTAGAAATATCTAACTTTCTACCTAACTGATGCTTAGAAGCACCAATACCCATAAAAATAGAATCAGGATTTAAAGGGTCGTACTCCCCTTCTTCTAAGATTTTTTTAACTGTTTCTTCAGCACGAAGAGTTATAGATTCTATAGTATCTGATTTGTTTGTTGAAGTTCTTGAGTAATGATTAATAATTGTTTTTGTAAATCCTACTCTATTAGCTTTTATTTTAGTCATATCAAAATATCTAGGGAAATAAACAGTTTCATTTGCTGGCATTACAGGGTTTTCACTAGCTTCTTTTAATAATGCTTCTTGTTCTTTTATTTCTTTTTCTAATCTAGCTTGCCTTCTTTTAAGAGAAGCTGTTGTTTTTTTATTAGTTGGAAGTTTTAATTTTGCATTTGCATCTTCAAGGCTTGCTGTTAATCTAGCTATATTTTTTTTAAAACTGTCAACAGAACCAATAAGTCCAAGCTTTCTAAGCTCTACTTCCTCATTCTTAAAAAACTTAGTAATTAATTCTGCCGCTTCTTTTTGTTTTACACTCATTCTATAACTAGGGTCATCTTTTATCCTAGCTTTATTTACTTCAATCATCCAATCTTCCATAGTCATTCTGTTTTTTTGAAGCGGATTTAAATTAGCTAGTTTGTTTCCTGTATTTGTAAGGTTCATTCCAGCACCTTCTGTCATTCCCCCTATTTCTTCGCCCCATAGTTTTTGAAGTTGCGCTCTTAAAACAATAACTTTTGATGTGTGCAATTTTGCTAGGGTGTAAATAGATGGCCCTTGAGTTAACCCCATTAAATTACCAACTGTCATTAAAGCATGGTCACCACCTAATTGATGCATATAAGCTTTTGTCTTAGTTAGATTGCTATTTAAAAAACTTTTAAAAGGTACTGGTACAAATCTTAAAAAGAAATTATCTTTTTTGTAAATATCATTAGGGTCTTTAGTTTTCCAATATTCTATTGTTCGAACAGATAATTCTCTATTTAAATTATAAATTTCCTGTGTATTTTTTGTATTTTTTATAAGCTTTTTTAATTGGTCATTTGTATATTTACCGTATGCTCTATCTTTAACTGATGGCATATTATTAATTTCTTCAGGAGTAAGGTCATCTAATCCTTTTGTTAAAGCATTGTAATCATCCATTAATTTATTTAAATTTCTAGCTTTAATAGCTGAAGGTGTTCTAATTAAACCTTGCAAAAAACCACCGAAAACAAAAGCAGCTCCCATATTGATTGGAGTTTCATAAGGTATAGAGGTAGGGTCAAATGGCGCTCTAGCTGCTTCAAACCCACCTTCAATTATTGCATTAGATAACCCAACTTTTGCTATAGAAGCCAAGAAACGAGCTTCTCCAACTCCAAAAGGAAGAGCAAGAAGATTAATAGGATTTAAAAGTTCAGCAGGTATTAAATATTTATACGGAGCAGAAGCTAATGTTTCTCTTACTTCTATTCTTTCATCTAAATCTTGTAATCTTTTAGTAAGTTCTGGTTGGCTAGTAACATCGCCAAAAGTATGTATATAAGGAGCATGTCTTGGTTTAAAAGATTCATTTCCTATAATATTAAACTCAGGGTCATCTACACCATTATAACCTTTAAATGTTTTAGCATTTTGAATATGAGTTATTATAGGGCTTGTAACTCTTTGATAAGTAGCTTTCCAAACTTCTCCAAAAGAAACATTTTTCTCTATTGGACCAACACCAAAATGTTTATTAGGGTTCCAGATTTCTTCATTATCAAACCCATTAATCATTTTATTAATCTCCAACTATATCAAAAATTTTATCAAATAAATCAGGTTGGTCTTTTATTTCAAACAATATTCTAGTAAGTTCATCTGTTTCTACTCTGTTATTATTTGCATTTAAAACCATTGTTTTTCTATTGCTGCTTTCATCTGCTTTTACCAGTGTGTAAGTTCTTTTATTTTTACCTTTTCCAACATCAAAACGAGTAGCCTTATTAAAATCAATACTATTTAAAACAGTAGTATCTAATTGAATTGCAGATTCACTCAACAAAGGTTTAGTAAGTTTAAGTTTACGAGCATAGTCTAATCGAGCTTGTGCTATTCTTTCGTTTTCTATTTTTATTTGCTCATTAATATCATCACTATCAGGAAGACCTGATGTTTCAAAAGCGTCTCTTAACTCTTTCTCAGAAAATCCAGGCATGTCTAACTTATCAGCATCGTTAATTACTACAGGAACATATTGACCTTCTATTATTTCATGAGGCCACCATGTTATAGCATTAGCAATTTCATCATTTGGAACTAAAACAACTCTTTTATAAGCAGTGTTAATACCTAATTTTGCTTCTGCTTCTTTTATTGAAATAGGGTTTATTCTTTCATGAAGTTCTTCATCAAGTTTTTTAAGAGTTCTAACAGCAGTTTTGCTAATTGGTTCGCTAGGCCATTCAATGCCACTTGCTATAGCTCTTTCTTTTGCAGCCTTAGGAGTTAATATTGCACCATCCCATACAGTAGGTATTAAAACTTCATTTCCATCAATCTGTACTATTGTAGTAAATACAGTTTGCAGTTCACCACTTTCATTTGTAGAAGTTTTTTGCTCTGCAATATTTCTTAAATGATGCAATACTATTGGACTACTTTCTGTAGTAGATGAACCAGCATTAAACCCTCTACCCATCATATATTCTGATGTACTATTTTCAGGACGAATTACAATTTTATCAGATAAAGTATAACCTAATCTATTTAAATCTGTTTCAACATTTGTTTTTACAAATTTATTTATTTCTGGGTCAACAAAACGAAGGTCAAAACTGAAAGCTGTTCTTGCACCTGTTACGTCAAGAATTGTATTATCTATAACAAATTTTTCTTCGTAAGCTTGTTTTAATCTTTCTTTAACTCCTTCTTCAGTATAACCAGCGGCAACCATATATTCAAAATAATCATTAAACTTCTTATAAAGAACTGGATTTAAAATGTTTTCTTCTGCTTCAATGCTTTCAAGAATAAAATCAGAAGCTTTAATAGGTTCTTCTTCTTCTTTAAAAAGAAATGATTTTATTTTTAAAGCTTTATCTTCAGCACTCATATTGCCTAATAATTGAGCTGCTTCAAAAATATTTTTACTACCTGTTAAACTTTCTATATTACTAATAGTTTCTATAAAATCAATTTGTTTATCAGTAAGAACACTATTACCTCTTATAAGATTAATTCTTTTTTCAGTGTCTGAGTCTACAAAATTATTATATTGACCATAAAATTCAAGTAACATTTTAAAATCTGGCTCAAATGCTGAACCATTTACAAATCTATTTGCTAATGCTGAAAAATCATCTGAACCTGACTTAATTAATATGGACCAATATTGATTGTTTCGAAAATCAAATTTAGAGTCAAACCCTGATTTATCTTTTTGATTTACTCTTCCAACCAGAAATCTATTTATTTCATGTTGTTTTTCTAATTTAGCTATTTCAGCTCTTTCAACAGTTTCAAAATCAATAGTAGCTGTATTAATATATCCAGCTACTTTCTCATGACTATTGCCATACCCTGCCCTTAAGACAGAATCTGCAAAATCTTGTAGATAATTAACTGAAACTTCTTGTGGCCCATCAGCAGTGCCAGTACCTTGAGAAAATGCAAATTGATTTAACTCACTTGCGTTACTACCATTACTTCTTATATACATTTCTAAAGCTCTTAAATGAACTGTTTTAATTTCAGGACTCTCTGTAAGATTATTTATCATGTTATTTTGAAGAGCTGTATGAATATCAATTATATAATTTTCTCGTGCTGTTACAGTTAAATCTAACTCAATACTTTTTTTATTAATATGTGTTCTAATTTTTAATAAATCTTTTGCACTGTAGTCAGGTTTAGCACCTATAATTTCTATTTCTTTAATTATATCATCAGATAATTGAAATTTTTCTATGTTTAGTTTTATTTTTTCGTTAGCAACTTTTCGACGGTCTACCTCGTTCTCAAATTGTTTATCGTCTACACGATTAACATATTCTGTAGCATTTCCAATTTGATTTCGATTGTATATATTTTTATTATTATGCAACCAAGTAGTAATAGTTTTAGTTAATTTACTTGGTAGTTTTCCATTTTTATCTTTTACAAAATTATTAGGCATAGCTAAAGCTGCTCTAATAGTATCTAAGCTATCACCACTATATGCTATCATGTAATCTATAAGATTAAATCTTATATCACTGTAATCTTTCTGTAATGCTTCTTGAGCGTTTATTCCTAAGTCCTCAAATCTACCAGCTTGAACACTTGCAGCTATTTGTTTTTCTTGCTTTGCTATTAATGAAGATGCTTGTTCTAAAAAAGCAGTCATTTCTTGTGCGTTATTAGGTCTCCATGCTCCATCTTCTACATCTCCATCTGTAGCAATTGTTCTACCAAAGAGAGCATCATTAAAAGTTTTATATATTTCTGTGCTACCGTCATTAACTCTTGTAGTATATTCTTGAAATTCTTGTGCTTGCCATTCAACTGCTCTTCTATCTAAAACAGGTGCAAAGGTTTGAGCAAAACTCACAAGCTCACTTCTAAATTCTGGTGGAATATCACTAAACTTCCATCTAGAATTAGGGTAGCCTTGACGAGACTCTAAAGTTTCATAAGTATCATCTCCTGTTTTTATTCCATGAAGCCATTCTATAACATCACTTTTGCTTAATACTTGTTCTTTAGACATTTGCTCAATACTTGTTTGTATTATTCCTTTCCACGAAGATAAATTAATATCTCTTATTCCTGCAGTATGTTCTCTTTGACTAATAACACCAGAGGTTAAACCATCATTTAAAAGTTTAGTACTCTTTTCTAATAATAAATTTCTTTCATCTTCTAAAAGTGCAATAGAAAGCTTATCACTAACTTGAGTTGTTTCAGAAATAATAAAATCATTTTGCTCTACTAACGCTTCTCTTCTTCTAGTTTCAATAAGGTTCATTTTAGTAGAAGCTAAGTAAAAAGTCCCAGCTTCTTCTATCATGCTTTTATACATACCCTCTGGAGCATTATTAACCATACCAGATAAATATTGAGAAAATTTTTCTTCGTATGCTTGAGGAGAAATTTTATTTATTAATGCAAATTCTTTAGATTTTAATTGTATTTCATCAGATATTGATTTTTCAAATCTACTATCAATTATTCTTTTGTAAGCAACTCTAGCATCAGAGTTCATATTGTATAACTCTAAAGCTTCTAGCTTACCTGTAGTTGGATTAATTGTTCTAACTTTATCTATATCTTCATTTAAAGCTAACTCTTGTGCTTCATTAAGAGATTCTTTTTTTAAAGTATTAAAAGCTGTTGATGCTACAGTTTTTGCATTAGCTCTAATTGTTTCCCAAAGCTCAGACTCACCTGTATTAATCCTAGCAACACCTATTGGCGCGTTAGTAACTGTTCTTTTTTGTCTAAGTACTGGCATTAGAGATTCCTATTATTTATCTGATTTCTTTCTTGAGTCTCTGTAAGAAGATATACCCCCCATTATATCACCAAAGGCATTAATAGTAGCAGACCTTAAAACATTTTTTGAACCAGCTCTTAAACTTGCCGCTTCTATTTCTGTTTTTCTCATACTAATTAGACTTTGATTAGTAGCAACTCTTATGTCTTCTGACACTATATCTTTTTGATTATCAAAAAAAGCTTGCATACTAGGGTCATCTGCTCTTCCTAGATTTGCAAACATATTTTCATTAGCTGACATATCATTTTGATATTCATTCATTCTTATTATAGCAGATTGTTTAGTTTGTGTATCCATTAAACTACGGTCAATCATTGCAAGCTTTGCACTTTGCAACGCCTGTCCAGCTTTAACTCTTCCGCTTTGAATAGAGCTAAAAGCTGATAAACCTGTACTAGCGATTGCTAACCATGGAATTGCCATTATATAATTACCTCTGCTATTAATCCATTAACCTGTATAGGTAGAGGTTCTGCTTGAGTCACTTCTATTTGTGGGTCATCACTATATCCAAGTAATCTAAACTCTCTTTTACCAGTAACAGGCGTTCTTATCTTTGACATATCATCAGTAACTTGTCTTATTGTTAGTGCTGTATTGTTTACACTTACTGCTAATGTATTATTTAAATCTAAGAAAACACTTCCTATTGCTCGAGGCAATCCTGTAACTGGGCCATTGTCAGCAGTTAAATCAATAGGATTAGTCTTTAAAGTAACGTCAAACTTATATCCAATTTCTGCTGTAAGAATAGCCTCAACATCAGATACATCAGCTTTACCACCAGATACTACTACATCACCATAATAATTTGTATTGCTTACTACACTAACAACTGCACCATTAGCAAACTCATCACTTACAGTAAAAGCACCTGTAGTGCTGGTATAAGTCTTAGCTACATCTAAATTAACTGTGTCTTTAAACTCACATAAAATATATTCCTGAGTACCAGCACCAGTATCAATAATAATATTACAGAACACTTTGTCATCAATAACACATATAGATTTAAAAGAACCTCTAGTTGTAAACTCAACCCACCCAGCTCGTTTTTCTGTTCTGTTAGAATTAAACACAGCTACAGTGCCATCGTCATTTACCATAAATATATAAGATTCATTTCTATTTATTGCACCTCTAAGAACAGACTGCTCAATAGGATTCTTAATAAGATGCGATGAAATAGAAGAAATAGAAGATGCAGTATACGAACCTTCTGCGTCTGAATAAATGTATTCTCTAACAATAGAACCATTCTTTTGCACAAATACTGTGCCACCATCTAATGACTCAGGACGAATCCATGTGCTACCATAAGGTGTTTGTTTTCTTAACTGTGCATTAGTTGGAGTTATTGCGTTACCTAGATATGTAGGCACAAATAATTCATTACTAGCTGTAAATATTTGCAAATCTCTATTAGACACTAAATGTCTTATTTCGTTTACTTCACCAGTAGCCGCAATCAATTGTATTGAATCAGAATCATTTGCTGTACCTACATCAAAGTTCCAGTAAGCATTTGTTTTGCTCATCCATATAGCATCAGGCTGTGAGCTTGTTCCACCAAATACTAATCTATTTTCATGGAAAGTAACGGCTGTAGGAAATCCTCTCAAAGAAGAAAAAGTTTGCTCTTGCCAATCCAATGTAGCCGCACCAGTAGTAATTTTAATAGAAGCACCACCACCATCTTCACTAGCATTAGCATCAGCGTTAGCTGTAAATGTGTATGTATTCTCATCTATAATAGCCAAGATAGCTTCTGAATTATTTAAATTACCTACGGCAATACCGCCAACAGCCGCAGCATCAGAAATAACAATAGTCTCACCGCCTACAAAACCATGGGCTATATGAGTAACTTCTATTACTGCACTTCCAGATGCTGTCCTAAATGCGTTATTAATTAATGTTTGTTGTAATACTTTTAATATTGTTCCTGTAGCAGTAGTGCCATTAGTAACTGCTGTTATAAGTATTTCTGAGTTACCATACTTTATTCGTGTACCAACATGAGCTGATACAAAATAAGATGCACTAGTTGTTAAAGTCTTACCTGTACCAACAGCTGTAGCGTTAACTGCTAAAGTTACGCCAGTATCTTGGAAAGGGTAATATGGTTGGAATGTATCAGTAACAATAGAGTCAGACGTTAATGTATCAAATACTTTTACTTCCAACTGAAAAGCAGTTGCACTAGTCCTTACTAATAAACGTGGTTTAAAAAGTGTATGACATATCCACATTGTGTTTCCATTTTGAGCAAATGAATATTCATTTATATACTCATCATCAAATGGAATTGCATTGCTATCTGCATCAGCCGTTAATGTAGCTACTAAACTTGTAACACCTGTTGATTGTAATACTCTAAATACTCTCAACTTAGCGTTTTCTATAGACACAATATATTGAAAACCATCTGAAAATATAAACGGAACTAATCTACTTTGCATATCAGCACCACCAGTAAAATTTGTTACAGCTAATCGTGTGCTGTCTGCTGTTGTTACTGTTAAATTAGTGCCAGATTGAGGAAAATCTCTTTTAACAGTTACTACTGCCGCTGCTGGATTGGCTACTGTAAATCCTGATATTGCATTTATAGCTGCAAAAATAAGGTCTGCCGTTACATTATTAGATGTATTAGGTTTATAATAATGAGTATTGCCAGACGCGGCAGTAGGAGTACCAGCTCCAACCGCTTCAGACTCTAGTGTAATTTCTGTTCCATCATGTGTAAAAAACTTTATTTGAGTGCCAACAGCAATGTTAGCATAGTCAGCTACTGTAATTGTAAATGATGTTTGCTCTACAGTAATATCGTACTCGTATATTTTTTCAGTGCCAGCACGTTTAATTACACCTCCTTCACTTCTAAGCAGAAAGTTTTCTACACGTTGAGCTGAAGCTGAATACACAGCGGAGTCTGTTCTTGATATTGCTGACGGACTTATTTCACCAAACTGAAAATTATTTACTGGTACTCGAACTTTTCGCATTAACTACGCCTTTGAGTAATATACCTACTAGTATTAAATTTTCTATTTGTTTGTTGCTGAGAGTCACTTGCTCTAGCTTTAGCCATAGACACTGCGGCTTTTGTGTCCATCATGTTAGCCATAGCTGTATCTCTAGCTATTGATACTGCAAACATACTAGCTAATGTATACTCAACTGCTATTGTAAAATACGAAGGCCAGTCTACTTCTACTGCCCTAAATGTATAATCAGCAATTAAAATTTCAGAACTGCTAGAATCACAGAATACTTTATCACCGTATGTCTGATACTCTATTGGAAAATCACCTACAGTTACTGCATGTAACATTATTAAATTAGACGGCAATTGATACGCGGCATCATATCGCCCTGTAGGAGCATCAGATAGTAAACCTAATACTGCTTGTTCTGTTGCAAAACGCCATCGACAATTAGTTAATGCCGCCCTTGCTATATCCTCATACATATTAGAAGCAACAAGTGCCTCATTAGTAGAGTCTTCAAATGAAGTTATAGGCTCTGCACCGATTAAGATTAAAGCCCTCGAACATACATCTATTGATGAATTTGCTGGTGTTGCCATATGTAATTTGGGGGGCTGTTAAACCCCCCAATCCTCTAATCAGAGTCTGTTTCTGCTATAGCAGTTCCGTCAGAAACGTCTACAACACTACCAGTATTACTTAACACAGTAACAAAACTTGATGTCGGAGCATTACTGTCCGCTACAAGAATTACGTCACGTATATTAAGCATATTTGCCGCGTTGTTAAAGTATCCTGCACTATTAACAGTTGCGATTGCGTCGACCGTTTGATACGCCCAGAAGTTAAATCCACTTCCTCCAGCTAATCTAATTAGTCCACTTGCTGCATAAGCCATTTTAAAGTCCTTTCTTTACTAGCCGTTATTGTCAAGAACTTCGTAGATACCATTGTCGTCTATCGCAACAGACCCCATTGACATCATTGAAGTGGTTAGATGAGAAGCTTTCTCAGGGATATAATTTACCTCTGTAGAAACATCAGCATTAATACCAAGACCAATAGCTGAAGTGTGATAAGCCATATTTTTACCGCCAGCAATTGCACTGGTTGAGAAAATATTAAGACCTAAGAAGTTCTTCATTGTCATTCCACCAGCAAACGGAAGATTTTGCTCACCTACATAATCAGATGATGCGAACTCTTCGATTAAGAATAAGTCTGCAAAACCTTTAGGATGCATTGCCAAATATCTTTGGTTGTCTTCTGGAACTTCTGCCGCACCCATTGTTTCAAACAATGATAGTAAATCAGCTATTTGAACAGCAGAACTTGTATCATGTATTTGAGTAGAGTTTGCGCCAGCGTCTAGGGCCGCAACAATAATAGCATCTGTCTTACGACCAAGGGCCGCAGCTGCAGATTGAGCTACTGCTTGACGCTCATTGATATTGGTTTTTAACTCATCGAGTTTATCAATATATTCAGCGGCATAGAAGTCAGCCATTGTTGCTTCAACGGTTGTGTGGGCTAGCTCCATTGGAGTTACCATACCGTTACGAGATTTAGTTGTTGCTTCACCTGTTCCGATTTTTTGGAACCTTGCTATGTTGCCAGTTACGTTAGTAGTTCTGACAGTGTTACGCAGTTTAGAACCCATACGCTGATACGCTAAATGCACATCGGACTCGAACTGTTTGATGAAGGCTGTGTCTATTGAGTTTGCCATTACAGCTACCTTTCATTAATTTGCACAATTATTTATATCGTGGGTGTCTGCTTCACATGGTCATTGTAGGTATCCAAAAGGGCTACTCAATGTATTACAGGCCGTGATTCTAAATTATAAACATTTTTTTTTGACAAATTGCAACGCACAAAATGAACATAATTAATATTTTCTCCATCAACTACAACATCAACGTCAAATCCAAGCCAAATTGCCCACTGTATTATGCGCTCATTGCTTTCTAATATGTTCATATTAAGTTTATAATAGTTTCCATGTAGAAATTCTACTAACTTTGGGGATGCTTTTAAAAAACTAAACCAATTTTTCTGCATATCTTCTGCAAACATTGCCCACATTAGCCCAGTTTGATAGCCGTCAGGCTCTACACCTACAATGCCTAGTGGTTTATTATCTTTCTCAACCACATAAACATTCTTTTTTCTAACAAATTCCATAAAGAAATCTAAAGGTTCTCTGTTAAATAGAGATAACTCAAACTTATTTTCTTCACTAAGTGTTTCTGAAAGAGGAATAACGTGTTTCATATGAGCAGGAACTAGGGTTAAAAGCCCCTGCTTCATAAGCCAATCAGCCATAAAGCTTCTTGAATCCGTCTTCTATAGTCTTAACGTAAGCAGGGTCACGCTGGCTTACATTGTGGTATCGAGGGTCAAGCATCATAGTTCTTAAATCAGACTCATTAATTTTATCTACTGAATCTGTAGTAGAATTTAATGACGCGCCTTTCATGTTTTCCATAATATGCTCTAAGGCAACAATACCTTCATGGGTCTCTGCCATGCGTTCTATTGCTGGCATTAACTCCTCAGGGAAAAACTTATTAGCAAATGCACTAGCTGCATTAGTTCTATCTAAAGCTTGGTCGCCTAGTTTAATCATCTCATCGTCAATGTTAACTTCATTACCAGCAATAGCGTTCATATATTTTTCAATACCAGCAGAAAATACATCCTGACCATAACCATTCTCAAATGAATGTTCAGACCACCACTGTAACAGCTCACTTTCAATAGCCTCACCTTCGTCTATGTTCTCAGGTAATGTATAATCACCTTTGTTTTCTGGACGATTCTCATACTTAGTTCTATTAAACTCTTCTTCTATTTCTTTACGAAGAGTTTCATCTTTATTACCTAGCTTAGACTCTAGCTCTTTATAAGCTTTGGCTAGGTCTTCACCTGTTTTGTATTTTTCAGGCAACCATTCTGGTCTGTCAGTAGTTTCTACTGGCTCTACTGCCTCAGTTGTTTCTGCAACTTCTTCTGTTTGTGTATCTAATAATGTTTCATTCATTGATTTTTCCTATGTGCATGTTGTATGCGCCTCTCTAAAAGACCAACTATATATCTCTGACCTTCCAAATGACGCAATTCCTCAGTTGTAACATTCGGGCCATTTACCATCTCTATTGTTATAGAGCGTAAATACTTTAAGACTTCCTTGCCAGTGGGAGACTCTAGCAAGGAAGCTATATTTTTACTTATCTGTGTATCTGTATTGGTATCTCTTTGAAAACCATCAACTCCAATATTAACTTTACTGGGCAATCATTTGCTCCTGTTCTTCTGGTTGACCTTGAGGCTGACCTTGCATCTGTTGCATTTGTGCCATCTGTGCCGCAGCTTCTGCAATTTGCTTGCGTTGCTCTTCATCCCTAATCAAAGCGTCAGGAACACCAAACTTCTTAGCTAAATGCACTGCTGTTTCCTCACCATCAATTAACATGTTTAACATCTCAGGCCCAAACACACCACCAACTAACTCTAAGAACCTAGATACTGAACTTATATCTTGATTTGCTTGGGCTTGTGCTAGTGGAGATATAGATTTTACCTTAACTTCTCTACCATTTACGACAGGTATTTCTATTCTACCCTGTTTTTTAAGGATATATATTAGTCTTTGAAGCACAGGTTGTACTAATTCTGCCTGTAATCTACCAAATGCAGACCCCATTCTGCGTGATAAATCAGCCATTCTCTCTGCAACTTCGGTTGCTGAAGCTGGTGTTCTGTCAGGATTACCTAACATATCGTTGTATAATGCACGTTTAATATTCAATCTCATGTCACTTAGTACCAACTGCGCTACATCAAAGTTACCAGCGGCTTGTATAGGTTGCAATCCAGCAGAGCCTATACCCTTTGGTATAATAGACCCCGGAACTAGCTGGATAGTATCTACGTTAACCACACCGTCATCTTCCATCTGGTAAATGCCAGAGATAGACATCTGTGCATTTTCCAAGATAAGCTCGATAGTTAAGTTAGTAGTCTTAATTGCACTAAGAGCGTTCATTAGTGGGCCACGACCGTATACTTCACCAGCACACTTGCTCCATCTAAAGCAAATAAAAGGATTAGACCCTACACCTGACATCTTTTCGTAGTAAACAACACACTTTGTAGTCATACATATAGCGTAATGTAGGTAAGCTTCTTCGTTTTTAGTACTATAATCCCTACAAACAAGCTCTAATAATGTAGTTGTTTGGTCTCCAGCGTTACTAATCCTGTCAGCAATCTTTGGTGGCATGGCAGAATTAGGGTATAACTGAGGTATTTGGTCAAACCTAATCTTCTTTCTTTCCCTAAATACATGGTCAATCTTATCATCTGGCCCAGTATCAAGGACAACATGAGGCAGAGGAACAGCAGAAAACACTACTGGGTTTAAGGAATCACCTTCTTCAACAACAAGTACACCAGTGCCTACAGCTAAATCCATAAAGGATTCATGCACCTCTTGAGAGAAATTAGAGTTCTGTATTATTTCAAATACATACTCTGTTACTTCATCGAGGTCGTTGTTAATTGGGTCACGCTCTCCTTTAGGAATCTCAGAACCAGCCACAAGGTCAGCCCACCTAGCAAAATTGGGAACAATACCAGACTGCAAACGAGAAGCGAACTCTTGTACACCCACCACAGCAGTCTCGTCGAATATTTTATCATCTCTTCTTTGACCGATACTTTCACTATAAAAAGACTCCCTCATAGGTAGCGCGTACTCGTAACACTCCTCGAACAAAGGCACAAAGTTTTCCCTTAGAACCTTTGCTTTTTCGTATCTATCCATATACTTCTTGGCAACTGGGTCGTCACCATAGTTGCTTGAAGATTCCATTAACTAAACCTTTGACCGAAATTAGAAGTGCTTCCTGATGATGGGTTAAGCATTGAGTAACGCTTTTTACTGCTAGAACCACCTCTTCTTCTTAATGTTTTAGCCGCTCTCTCAGTAATAGCTAAATCTTTATCTTCTTGCTTTTGCTCAGATATATCCAACTGCACTTCTCTTGCCGCCTCATCTGCATCAGCTTGTTGTTGTCTTGTTAGCGCGGCAACATTCGGGTCTACTTTTGGTTTTGGTAAGCACATAGTTTTCTCCTTTAAGGTTTGTTACTTATTCTGTAAGCACAGAATAAAAAATTTTGCAACTCACAATTACATTCTAGCCCACAATCCTTGTCTTCTTCGTGGCTTATTAGTTCGTGCAAACACATCAAAGTTGCGTTGTACTACTGTAGCTTGCGCTGGTTTCTGGTTACTTATAAGGTTTCTACCTTCTCCAGCCCCTAATAGTAGGTACTGTAAGGCATCATGTATGTGTGAATACATATTCTTATCTGGTTTATCTGCGTATCTTTCTCCAGATACTTCCATTCTGCGGTAGGAATACCCACCTTCGAATCCTTTTATAAGCGTTGAGCATCTTCTGTCTAGAAGAAACGCTGGCTTTCCTTCGGACATTTTGTTTAATTGTGATGAGACAGCCTCCAATCTTAGGTCAACAGAGTTACTTGGTGCAGGAACTGCTCTTAATCCAGCCCCTCGAAGTATGTGGAATGGTGTAGATTCATCAGTCTGCGCTCTAAAATCCCCAGCAGGGTCACCGAAAATAAGAACATCAGGACAGTCAGGAAAGCGTGTAGCGAGTTCTTCCCTTAGTACTTCCGCAAACCTAACGATACCCATGTCTATGGCTACAATCTCGGACTGTATCAGCCATCTACCACGAACCTTCTGTCCTAATACTGCGGCTGGAGTAAGCCCAAAGTCTATTCCTACATAAAGAGGCAGAGAAGCAGCCACTGGGATTTCTTCTTTAGCAACGTGTGTGTCAGTTACAAACATAGAATATACAGGCTTTCCGTCTTGGATTGTGCCTAGTCTATTCATAACATACACATCAATCCAGCTTTTTGTTTTACCCTGTACTAGATTAGGATAATAACTCTTTAACATATTCTTTACATTCTCAGCTACCTTATTAGGTGCATAGTTCTCTATCTCTCCGTCCTCATCCTTTAGCTCAACCATCCCAGAGGGCTGGGTATAGAAGCTCCAGTTAGTAGGTTTAACTAACATCTTAGCCTGTTCTCTAGGTATATGGTCAGGAACAGGAACCTCTCCAGACATAATAGGCCACCAATGGTCTTCCTCTGGTGCGTTAGTATCAGCAATAACCCCAGTCCATGTAGGGCCACCATCGCGCATAGAAGGAAAACGACCCACTCTCATAGTACACGCATCAATAATACTCTTGCCTAACTCTCTAGCCTCGTTAATCCAGATGCCAGTAACCTCTAGCGACAACAGTTTCTTTACATCCTCAGGTCTATCAAGAGCTAAAAAAATTACCTCAAGGTCTATATCACCCTTCTTAATGCGATGAGTATAAGGAACAGACCAATTAAACTTACCCCACTCATTCTCTGGAAACCAATCTAACCAAGTCTTAATTGTAGTAGTTCGAAGCTGGGGATTGGTATTTCGTATGATAGCCCACCGACTCTTACGTATTCCATCAGCAGACTTCTCCTGACTTAACGCCCTGCGAAACACCTCAATGCAACACGCAACAGACTTACCACTACCAACAGGACCTCGAATACCACGAAAAAAAGTATTGTCCTTCATAAAGGTCTTTAATACTTCCCCATCAGGCTTGTACTTAAAGTCAATCATTTGTCAGCAATACCACTGTCACGACCAACCCTTAACAGTCTAGCCACAGTAGAAGGAGCTAAAGAATCAATAAGCTTGTCAGCCTCATAGTCAGTAACAAACTCCTTAGGATGATGCTTGAAGTTAACCCTCTTTACTATCTTCCTCAACATATCTAACTCCGAACCCTTAATCGTACTAATAAAACTCATATCGAACCTTTCTCAAGAAAAATGCTAGTGGTAGACCTATTGCAACACAGTGACCGAATGTTTTAAGCCCCCCCTCTGCATTACGACAGGTCTATAGAGACACGAATGTCACCAGCTACCTGCACTTGACTCCTATCTATTGGCTTGAACCCTGCTCTGTCTAGCAAGTCCTTGCTTGCTTCCAGCTGAACATACTCACTCTTAGCACCCTTACTCAGTCCTGCTAACTGGTATACAGCTGCAGGAGCAAGTCTACTAAACTGTTCTGTCACCACTGTCATCAAGTGCTGTTGCACGTGTGCTGTCTTCAATGCCTTTTGTGCTGTGACTCTACCGCTGTCACCTTCTGCGTATCCTGCGGTCTTTGCAGCTTGCGTGACATTCCCTCCATTTGCTACATATGCATCAACTAAAGCTATCTGTCTTTTGGTTAGTTTTCTTACTGCTACTTGGTTCATCTCTTGTTACAACCCCCTCTCCTTACCTCTCCCCCTTCACAGATAGCTTGTTACAAATGTACGTGTCAACTCACAAATCAAACTACTGTCATAAGTATGCTAAAGAAGCACCTTATTACTGCTATCTCACCCAGAATCAGCCTCGTAGTTCCGCCTTTAGTTCGCTGGCTCTGTCATTTCTCACCATGAATTGTCCAAATAGAGTCACCTCAAAGCCATCTTAACCAACCACAACAATCTCGAGAGGTCAGTACCTATATCGAGGATGGCTTTGTCACGACCTGTCTACTCTTGCAACTGACACTAGCCTACTCATTCCGTCTTTTCTTATTCACGAAGCCGATTGTTACCTTCATGCTACAGGCTTACGAAAGCTCGCTTTTTGTCTAGGTAATGTCTTGCCGAAATGTTCATAACTTGTCGAAGAGTAAGTCACTATTGCTTGAGAAGTTTATGTTGAATGAAATCTTTCTTATGTGAATCTGTTCCTGTCATATCGCGAGGGAAATTCCTCGTGTCTTGTCTGCCATATCCTATCTGGTCAGAAAAGAGAAACGGACGTATCCATACACGACCTTGTGCGGATGCTATTCCACCTTTGGTGGGCATCCTTTATTGAATAGACCCTCGTCAGTTTATCTTGTCCGATGGTTGTGGCTAGGTCGTGGTTTATTTAATGCCTATTTATTTAACCACGCTAGATATTATCTGTTGGCTGGGCCAGATAGGATATGGCTGTCAAGTCTAAGTACGAGGAATTTCCCTCGCGTATAACAGGAGATTAACATGAAAGATTTAATTAAACATAAACTAGCAATAGCAACTTACTCTTCAACAAGTTCTGAACAGCAAGACGACTACCTAAACAAAAAGCGAGCTTCCGACGCTATCTATTCAGGTAACAATCGTCTTCAGTTCTTTAAGAAAAGACTACATGAGCAGGCTACTAAGATGTCAGCTGCAATCGCAGACAACGATGACAAAGCCATCCTCAATCTAGCTACTTGGATTGACCTCTCCGAAAAGATTGTTGCGGTTGCCCAAGATGACTTCGATGCCGACCAGTCTGTATTCGAACAACTACATGGCGAGAAATGGCAGGCCAACGCGCCATCTAAAGCCCGAACTACTCATCTAACTCAGGATGAGATAGAAGAAATCAAAGAAAGGTATGCTTCATAGCATACTTACTTTATCGAGGTAGGCTTTCGGGTCTACCTCACAGCAAAAGGACAGACTGATGGCACAAGATTTAATCGGAATTGTAGCTCTATGCGTTATCGTTGCAGGCGTGTTACTGATAGGTGAGGGTTTCGGCTTATAGCTGGCACCTTCACAGTCCTGTTGCAAGTACTGTTACCAAAGGGAGGATGCCTCCCCCGAGAGCGACACCTATAAGATACAATTAGAAAGTGAATCAATTCATTTAAAGGAGAATACAATGTTAGATACAATTACGCATGACTATGACTTCCAAGTAGTAGAAGAGAAAGCATACTTGGCAGATGGTACAGCAATACCAGACATGAAGATACTTAGACATCCAGATACAGGGTTTATTCTAGGTAGACACAGCAGTAATTACAAACCTATCAACTACGAAGAGATGGTTGATAACTTACTAGTTGGTCTTAATAACTCAGACATATCTCAAGATTACACTACTGATATCAAGGTACATAACGGTGGACGTAAGCTTAAAGCTACTGTGTTATTCAATGACATAACAATCAACCCATCCCCTCAACTCAATGACCTAACTCATTACAGAATCAATATGTTTAGTAGTCATGACGGTACTTGGCCTTACATTATTAGTGCCGATGGCTTGCGATTAACCTGTCTAAATGGACAGACATTTGCTGACCCACTATCTAAGATAAGACTCAAGCATACCTCAAGGGTAAGCATAGATGATACAGCTAGACATGTGCTTAACAATTACGAGACCTTCAAAGATAAAGAAGAAATGTGGAGTGAGTATGCTTATACTAGTATCTATGAGACAGAGGTAGAAGATTTTTTCAAGGCTAATATAGTTAAGAAGAAAACATATTCATCAGTCAGGCATAACAACGAGCGTCAGTTAGAAAACCTGATGAGTTTATATCACGACCATTCTAGCTGGATGGGTCACAACAAATGGTCTTTGTATAATTGTCTTACATCATGGGCTACTCACACTGACTTCACTGATAACTCAGGCAAGCGTCTGTCTAAGAGTCCACACAATACCTCAGTAGAAAGGGAAGCTATGATTGCTAAAGCAATGGACACTGAATACTGGCACACATTAGGTAGAAAGTTATGAGCATAATTAAATGTAATGAGTGTGATGGCACTGGTATGGTAGACAACTACTATGCTAGTCCATCATACAACCCAACGTCCTCTGACTACGGAGTAGCAGGGATGTCAAGCAACCCAAAGGTTTATTTTTCACACAAAGAAGAACTCTGCCTTAAATGTAATGGAGATGGACATGAGTAATCCAATGAATGAGCTAGATAAATTAGCAAGTGGCTTAGAAAAATTAAGCATACGACAAATAAAAGAGAAAGAAACTATATCGTTAGAAGATGCTGTGCAAAATAGTAAAGCTGAAAAATCACGTGAGTTTTTACAAGAAGCACACGGTATTGTGTATGGTGACAGACACGAAGAGTATGGTGATGCAGCTAATAACTTTGATGACATTGCTAGGATGTGGACTGACTGGAATAGAGGCTATCATTTTACTAAAGAAGATGTAGCAATGATGATGATAATGGTTAAGATAGCACGCTGTCATCAGAACTGGACTGAAGATAGCCTTAAAGATATCGTAGGTTATTGTACAATTCTACATAGATTTAAATTTCTTGATGATTAGTATTGACCAA